TCAAGAGAATATTTCTCTGACACGTTGGCCTTGCTCTTTTTTATGTTCTTCTAATAAATGTGAATACGTGTCTAACGTTTGTGATATAGTAGCGTGACCTAAACGTTTACTTATATACTCGATTGGTATACCTTTAGATAGTAAGTAAGATGTGTGCGTATGTCTGAGTGAATAGGGAGTTATATTATTATCGTTTAATCCTATCACTTCTTTTGCTTTTCTAAATGCTTTACTTACTGATGTATGACTAACCGAGAATAACTTACCATCAATTCTACGCGGCATTTTAGCTAATTTTGAATTTATGTGCATGATATCTTTTGAATTAACTTCTACATCACGTTTTGAATTCTTTGTTTTCGTTCCAGGCAAATGAATTATGCCATTCGCTTTGTTTAGATCTTTGTAAGTCATATTGATGACATCGCTATATCTTGCGCCAGTAATGCCTAATAGATATAGCAAAACATAACTTTCTTCATCTCTTTTCTTGAAATAATCTAGCAAGTTTAAATAGTCTTTTATCGTAATAAACTTAAATTTCTCATCTTTAGCTTTTTCAGTCCCTTTGATATTTACATTATAAGTAGGGTCTTTCTTCAAATAGCCATCGTATAACGCGTCTCTAATACATCTAGCAAGACAACCGTGAACTTTTCTTACTGTTTCATCAGTGTGACCTTGTGCGTATTGATTTAAAAACTTTTGATACTCACTACGTGTGATATTTTTAACTAACATATTTTCTCCGAAATACTCACTGAATAATTTAATCGATCTTTCATACCAGTAGAATTGTTTGCTAGACAACTGTTTCTTGTTCTTAATTTTTATCCAGTCATCGTAGTAGTCAACGAACTTTTTATTATCTTCAATGTTGTTGCCATCTTCTAAATCTCTAATTAATTGTTGTGCTGCGTTTGTAGCCTCAGCTTTTGTTTTAAATCCAGATTTACGTTTTTTGCCAGATTTCAAACTAGGGTGTTTAACATCGTATTGCCATGATGAGCTTGTCTTATTTTTGCGTTTTGTTACTGTAAATGTTGCCATTTTCCGTGTTCCTCCTTAAAAAAGTAAAAAAATAATAAGGGTAGGCATGCTACCCCTAGAAATCAGTCATCTAAATTGTCTATCGCATACTGTGCTTCTTTTTCTGTAAATTTATCACCAGAGTTAGAAATTAGTTGTTCATAAATAGCATTTTTAGACATATTCATATCTTCTTGATAAGATTCTGCACTTTTTAGTGCATTTTTCTTATAATCAGCTTTTAAATGATCGATTGCATATTGTGCATCTTCTTTAGAAAATTTATCTCCTGCACTTGAAGTTAGTTGATCATAAATTCCTTGTTTAGACATATTCATGCCATCTGCGTAGTTTTTAGCTGAATTTAATGCTGCTGTCTGTTCTTTAGAAGAATTTTTATCCTCTTTGACTTCTGAACTATCTTTGTTTATATCTTTATCAGCTTCATTGATAAAAGCTCCGGTGCAAGATGTAAGACCGATAATTAATAAAATTAGTAAAACTAAGCACCCACTGCAGCCTCAAAGCCATCCTTTTTTACGTTTTCTCTTTTTCTCTTCTTCTTGTTGTTGTTGATATTCTTGAAATTGTCTAAACTGCTTTTCTTCTTGACTATCTCTAAAGTTTTCTACCATCGATTTTTCTCCTTAAATTAATTAATCTTTTATATTCATTTATCTAAGTTGATATTCATTTTTTCTTATGAAATCACCACCTTTATATAAATTATATACATTTTGCTCACAAGATGTTTATAATTTTTTAAATAATCAAATATTTAGGCAAATAAAATTACAAATGGTCTCTCAGATTTTAAATTTAGTTAGATTTTAAAAATTCTTTATCAATAATTTCATTAGTAATTCTTTCCATATGTTCTTTAGTCATATCCTTGTTTTCACCACTTTGCATACCATGTTCATTTGCTATTTTATCGTTGTATTTGTCTAGTGGGTAAACGGTAAAATCATATCTAGAATCTTTATTCCCTGGTATTCTTTGTCTATAAAAATTTACTAAGGATTTCCAATGAACATTTTTAATCACAATTTTCTGTCCTTTTTTTGTTATATCGAAATTTATGCTACCACAAAGATTATTACTTTCATTACCAGTGTTTTGACCATTTAAAAAATTACCTAATGAGTAAATTACCAGTGTTTTATGATTATTTTTACCTTTTACCCATTTTACCGGTTGAATTACATGAGGATGCATACCTATGACTGCATCGACATTCGAATTTGCGAATACTTTAGCATATTTTTCTTGTTTTTTATTTGGATAATGATGACTTTCTTGTCCCCAATGAGTTGAAACGATAACAGCATCACTATATTTTTTAGCGTATTTGACGTCTCTCTTTATTTTATTTTCATTCAAATAATTAATTTGATATTTATTTTCTGGTTTAAGTCCATTAGTACCAAATGTATAATTAAGTATTGCTATCTTTATTCCATTTTTATTTATAATTTGAAGTTTCTCATTATCTTTTTTAGACTTGTATACACCAGTGAACATAACTCCTTTTTCTTTATACTTTTCCCATAGATTAACTCTATGATTAACGCCATGTGTACCTTTGTCGAGAGCATGATTATTTGATCCGTTAATTAAATTAAATCCTGACTCAACCAAATATTTCGACAAATCGCTAGGAGTATTAAACCTTTTAAAACCTGAATAAGGTATATCATCCCCTCCCATTGGGGACTCCTGGTTGATGTAAGCAATATCAAATTTTTTTATATAAGGTTTAACGTTTTTATACATTGGTGAAAAATCATAGTCATTGTGACGAGTTTCCGCATCGTTATATACAACTGGATGAATTAAGTTATCTCCAACTGCTACAAAAGAAACTTTTTCGTGATTAAAGTGGGTGTCAATTTCAGCAAATATTATAGTCATAACTGCTAATAAGCTAAAAAAAACTATCGCTATTATTTTTTTCAATTTACATACCTCCTTCATAGTTTATTCATCTATCTCACGTGCAATTCTCTCTAACGTTTCTCTAACCTCTTTTAAAGTATACATATCTGAAAATGTGTAGCAAAAAGTTTTTCCGTTATCAGTTTCGGCTGTAACAGTGTATAAATCCTCAATATGATCATAGCTAATATGATAGTTTAAAATCTTCATTCATAGTCCCCTTTTTGCATGTAGTTTATTAAATTGACCTTTCATTAAAATAACTTTTGACTAGCAATTATATTGTAATTTCATCATTCATAAATTTATCTATCCTATATTTTTCATTTGGTTTCAAAGCCAAATAACTTTTTCACCAATATATAGATTTATCTTCTACTATATTTCTTTGTACTCAAAAACTCTTAAAGGTTCAAATGCTATAACATAATCACCACATCGAGTTGTTAAGCCATATTTTTGTTTATAATGTGCAATACTTTGTTGGACAAAACCTTCTGTAACCTCAAAAAAATTAGCAAGTTCATACAAGTCATGAATGCCTTGCAAAAATACTTTTACAATATCTTTAAGAGGGACTAACTTTTCATAGGCTAACCTACGTGCATAACCTTCAAATTTTCTATGATTAAAACTACTTTGATCAACTATATTTCCATATGTAAGTTCGTTATGAGCGAGTTCCTCTGCAAGTGTTTCAAGTTTGGAAGTAATAGGTAAGTTACGATTAATTAAAATCATATCTCCAAGCCACAAGCCAGATAACCTTTTAGGTAAGTTATCACATTCAGTGACTTCAATATAGTCATGTTCAATTAACATATCCTCATATTTCCCCACATAAAACACCCTTTATTTTCTTTTACTTCTTATGTATTCAGCGTAATCAAGAATTTCTTGCCATTCTTCGTCAGTTAAATCACCATCAAGATGTGCTGCACGATGTTGTGGTTGTTCATCTTGTTGTTCACTTTTGTCAAAACCAAGTAAGTATTCTGTACTGATACTAAGTGCTTTTGCAAAATCTTCTGTACGATTTAACGGAAATTCTCTAGTTAAGTTTAAATAACGTGATACAGCAGATTTAGCAACTCCTACACGACGAGCTAATTCACTAAGTGACATATCTTGTTCTTTCATAGCTGATTTAATTATTGTGATTATTTCATCATTATTTCTCATTTTAAGTATCTCCTGAATAAATTATTTGTTCTTTAATGTGAACAATTAAATTATATCATCGTTCCCAAATGAATACAATATATAGGTAGAAAAAATCTTTTTGAATTTTTTGTAGCAAAAAGTGTTGACTAACGGGAACGCAAAATGTTAAGTTATAAGTTATATACAGTTCTCAAAAGAGAGCGGACGGAGGTGACAACATGGTACTTAACTTAAAAAGATTGAGAGCAGAAAGAATAGCTTGTGGAATAACACAAGATGAGATGGCGCACAAAATGGGGTGGAAAACAAGAACTCCATACGCTAAAAGGGAAAATGGTATTGTAGATATTGGAGCAAATGAGTTTATTAAAATGGCTAAAATATTAGGTTATGAAACAAATAATTTGGATATTTTTTTTACTCAATACGTTCCCGAAAAAGAACGAAAAACAAATTAAAGGAGGAATTCAAATGCAAGATTTACAAATTTTCAATTTTGAAGAATTACCAGTAAGGACGTTAACAGTAAATGAGGAACCATTTTTCGTCGGTAAAGATGTAGCGGAAATCTTGGGCTACTCAAACACGAGAGACGCATTATATAGACACGTTGACGGTGAAGATAAGGACGTCGTGAAACTCGACACCCTTGGTGGTAAACAAAGTCAAACTATTATCAACGAATCAGGATTATACAGCTTAATATTCTCATCAAAATTAGAATCAGCTAAACGTTTCAAACGCTGGGTAACATCAGAAGTTTTACCTACATTAAGAAAAACTGGAACTTATCAAATACCTAATGATCCAATGCAAGCATTAAAACTGATGTTTGAAGCAACGGAACAAACTAAAGAAGAAATTGCAACAGTGAAAGCAGATGTTATTGATATCAAAGAAAATCAAAAGCTAGATGCAGGAGAATACGGATTGATAACAAAAACAGTTCATCAACGCGTTGCTTATATCAGACAAATTCACGGACTACCTAATAATAAAGAAGTTAACAAACCTTTATATAGAGATATTAACAGTAACGTAAATACGATGGCTGGTATTAAAACAAGAACACAATTAAAACAAAAACATTTCGATGACGTAATGAATATGATCACAAATTGGTTTCCATCTCAATCAACAATGTATGTCATCAAACAATTAGAAATGGACTTTGAAAACGAAGTATAAGGAGTGATAGCAATGGAATACATTGGATTTGCGGACGCTATCGAGTTTGTGAAAATAAGTGGAATTTCTAAAAACGATTTAGAAAAGCACGTTTATAGCAATAAAGAGTTCCAAGAGAAATGTATGTACAGATTTGGCAAGAATCATAAACGCTACATCAAGATTAGACCGGCAATTGACTTTATAGAACAAAATTTAATGGTGTCAGAAACGGCACTTTAGAGGAGGTTTACCGATGAACAAACTACAACTCATTAAAATAGCACTCCTAATCGTCATCTTGGCGGAGGAGATTAGAAATGCTATGAAGATAATTAAAAAGTCAAAAAGAGAATCTGTAACGCCTTATTAAATGAATTTCGCAAGTTTTTTCCAATTTTCTTCAGAAGATATTCCGAAGAAATCACGAGTTACTTTAATAATCAAAATGTGATCGCCTTTGTCAAGAGCGCTACTTAAATAATCATAAATGAATGTAGAATTTTCTACAGCTTTTATTATCCATACTGAATCTTGAAAGTGGATATAGTCAGGGAATTGTTTTATTAATTCGTATAATTTTGAATACTTTTGACCTGGATTATTTAAGTCATAACTCACTAGATAAACATTCATATTTTCTCACCGCCCTTCCACATTAGATAAAAGGATTATAACACGAAAATATGGAACAAAACTTAAATTATAAAGGAGGTTAAATCCATGAAATACTTACTCGGTTACATCACAATGCTCGGAATAATGGTCATCACCTTATTATGTGGAGCAGGTTTCACGACAGTAATTGGGGCGTCTTTACTAGCGTTTATTTTCAGTGTGTTCATTTGGGAGGCATGGTTGAAAGCAATAAAAAAGACTGAAACTTGCGCCAACAAGTAACAGTCTAAAATCGAAAATTTATTAAAATATACAACTTAATTTAATCAAAATATACGGAGGTAGTCAAATTGAAACAGCTAAAAATAAAGAAAATATCAATCGAAAATTTTGCAGGTTTAAAAAATCAAATTTTTGAATTTAATGGCAATGATGCAAGAGTATACGGTGCTAATGGTACAGGAAAAACTACAACTGCTACAGCACTACAATGGCTTTTATTTGATAAAGGGCTTGATGGTTCAACTAAATCATTCAACCCTGTTCCTTTAGACAAAAATAACGAAGATGAATATGAGTTAATCCCTACTGTTGAAGTTGAGTTGGATGACAACGGGAAAACTCTAAAAATAAGAAAAGAAAGTCATCCTAAATATACAACTAACAAAACAACAAACCGTAAAGAATATAGTCGTTCAAGAACTAAAAAACAATATATTAATGACGAAAGCTTAAAAGTAAAAGACTTTCAAAGTCGTATTAGTGAGCTAGTAAGCGAAGATGTATTCAAACTTATCACAAACCCAGCAGCATTTAATCAATTACATTGGAAAGAACAACGTACCATTTTGTTTGAAATTGCTGATGATATTGATACAGAAACAATTATCAAGACTAACAAAGACTTTGAAGTAATTCCTCAAATACTAGGCGATCATGATATAGAGACTAAACAAAATATTCTAAAAGATAAAATTAGTCAAATCGAGAAAGACATTAAAGATATTCCTATTCGTATCAATCAAACAGAAAGTAACAAACAAGAGGTTCCGAAATATGATGAAGAGAGATACAAAGAAATTAAACAAGAGATTGAACGATTAGGCAAAGAAAGAGTAGATGTTCAAAATGGTAAAGCTGAAATTGATTTACGTAATCAATTAGCTGATAAACAAGCTGAGTTAAAACGTCTTGAAGATAACCATGAAGCTAACAATGAAAACCGTATAACTTCTTTAAATAATGAATTCAATGTAGAAGAAGGTACGGTATCTAATCTAAAAACACAAATCAAAAATAATAAGCAGCAAATTGATTATGAAAATAATCGACGAAAAACGTTGTTAGATAAACATAAAGAAATTCAATCTCAAATTGAAGAAGTGAAAAACAGACAATTCGAATATAAAGACGATGGTGTTTGTAGTTGTTGTGGCCAACCATTACCAGCTGATCAAGTTGAACAAGCAAAAGAAAAAGCATTAAAACAGTTTAATAAAAATAAATCTCAAGAGATTGAAGAGTTAAATAACTCCAAAGAAAGAGTTGTAAACGATGGTAAACAAATAAAGCCGACAATCGAAAAGTTAGAGAGTCAAAATAATAGTTTACAAATCAAAGTCAATGAAGCTGAAGACAAGTCACAACGCATTCTTAATAAAATTAATCAACTTAAAGCAAGTAGCGTAAATGTAACTCAAACAGAGGAATATAAATCAGTCCTTAATGATATTAATGAGATTAATGATAAACGTAAAGACATTAAATCAACTATTAATGATCAACTTGTTAATATCGACAATCAAATAACAGAACTTACTCAAGAGAATGTAGAGTTTGAAAATGTAAAAGCTATCGAGTCTTCAAATAAACATCTTGATGACGCTATCAGAGAATTAAGAATGCAAGAAGATAATTTACTAGATGAAAAAGAAGAATACGTACACCAAAATCAAATATTGAAAGCATTTATAACAACACGTGTAAAAATGCTTATTGAAAATGTAAATAATAAATTTAATATTGCTGAATTTAAACTCTTTAACCAATTAGTTAATGGAGAACTAGAAGAAACATGTGTCACAACTGTTGACGGTGTTGAATATAGCGGTGGTTTGAATAATGCAGCAAGAATTAATGTTGGTTTAGATATTATCAATACATTATCACAACATTATAAAATAACTGCTCCGATATTCATTGATAACGCAGAAAGTATCACAGATATTATTCCGACAGAAGCACAACAAATTCAATTAATTGTAAGTGGACAAGATAAAAATTTAAGAATGGAGACGATTTAATATGGCAAACGAATTATTAGTAAAAAACAACAAAATGGGTGATAGCGTACTAGCGAGAGTAAAAACACTAGAATCACAAGGAGACTTACAATTCCCTGCAAATTATTCGCCAGAGAACGCTATGAAATCAGCAATGTTACAGCTACAGGAATTGAAAGGTTCAAAAAAAGATGGATACAAACCAGCACTTGAATTTGCAACATCTAATAGTGTAGCAAACGCGCTTATGGATATGGTGGTTCAAGGTTTAAATCCTGCTAAAAATCAAGGTTACTTCATCATGTACGGTAACAAAGTTCAATTCCAACGTAGTTATCACGGAACAATGGCAGTAACTAAACGTGTTACTGGTGCCAAAGAAGTCAATGCAGAAGTGATTTTCGAAGGCGACGATGTTAATTACAAAACGAAAAACGGTAAGATTGTCGACTTAGAACATTCTCAATCATTTGCCAATCGTGATACTAAAAAAATTATTGGTGCATATGCAACGGTTATATTCGACGATGAAAGCAAAAATTATACAGAAATCATGACTTTTGAAGAAATTGAAGAAGCATGGAAACAATCACAATCAGTTTATAACGGTGAATTTAAAAAAGACGGAACACATAGACGTTTTCCACAAGAAATGTCAAAGAAAACAGTGATTAATCGTGCCTGCAAGAAGTTATTAAATAGTTCAGATGACGCTAGTCTTTTATCGAACCATATTAGAGAATCAGAAGATCGTCAACGTAAAGAAGTCCTCGATGCTGAAGTAGAAGAAAACGCAAACCAAGAAGAATTAGACTTTGAGCAACCACAATATGAAGAAGCAAATTACAAAGAAGTGGAAGAACCTGAAATGACTGACGTTAGTAATTTCGAAGAAGTACCTCAACAAGGAGAAAATAAACAGGAAAGTGAGAAAGAACCATTTTAATTGAAACGTTAGCAACAGGATCCAGTGGGAATTGCTATCATCTTACAGATGGTAGCACCTCACTTTTGCTTGAGGCTGGTATCAAATTCGAAAAGGTTCAAAAACACTTTAAAGGACGTACAAGAAAGATAAAAGGTTGCTTAATTACTCATGAACATGGAGATCACGCTAAGTATATAAAGCAATATGTCAATGAAGGTATTAACTGTCATATGACTGTAGGCACTCAGCAAGCAATTCCAACAGAAAGCCATAGAATATGCAACATTAAATCTAAACAAGAAATAAGAATTGGCACTTGGTCTATATTGCCTTTTGATATTGAACATGATGCTAATGAGCCTGTAGGTTTTCTATTGCAAAGCGTACATGGATATAAGGTCTTATATGTTACAGACACTAAGTATCTTAAATATAAATTCAAAGGGCTCACACACATGATGTTAGAAGTGAACTACATCTACGAACAGATGCAGCAAAATATAAAAGACGGTGTTATACACAACGCACTAGCGAATAGAATAATGCAATCGCACTTTAGCTTAGAACATGCAATTGGAATGTTAGAAGTAAATGATTTATCAAAACTAGAAGAAATTCACTTAATTCATTTAAGTAGCAATAATGCAAATGCAGAACAAATCAAAACAAGTATTCAAGAAGTAACAGGCGTTCCTGTTTATATAGGAGGACTATAGATGATTAATAGAGTTGTATTAGTAGGTAGATTGACTAAAGATCCAGAGTTTAGAACAACGCCTAACGGTGTTGAAGTGACAAACTTCACACTAGCGATTAATCGTAATTTTACGAACGCTAATGGAGAACGAGAAGCAGATTTTATAAACGTTATAACTTTCAGAAAGCAAGCTGTAAACGTAAACGAGTATTTATCTAAAGGAAAACTAGCAGGCGTTGATGGACGAATTCAATCACGCAGCTATGAAAATCAAGAAGGTCGTCGAATTTTTGTCACTGAAGTTGTCGCAGATAGTGTTCAATTTCTCGAACCTAAAAATGCAAATGGTAGTCAACAAAATGATTACTACCAACAACAATCAAGAGCTCAGCAAGGACAAAACAGACAACAAAGCAATGAACCGGTTGGAGATAACCCGTTTGCAAACGCTAATGGTCCAATTGATATTAGTGATGATGATTTACCATTTTAATTCAACCAATTTGAGAGTGAGGTGTTTGTATGACTGGTTGGATAAGTTTGCACCGTTCAATTCAAAAACATTGGTTGTTTGAGGAAAAAAGGAAATTTTCACGATTTGAAGCATGGATAGATATCTTGATGATGGTAAATCATACAGACAACAAAATCATGCATGACGGAGACTTAATAACTGTCAAACGAGGTCAAAGAATCACATCACTAAGACAACTTGGTGAGCGTTGGAGTTGGTCGATAACAAAGGTAGATAAATATTTAAAAATTTTAGAAAGTGATGGAATGTTAGACGTAAAAAAAGACACTAAAAAAACAGTTCTAACCGTTGTCAATTATGACGATTATCAAGATGAAGATTTGAAAAAAAGACGCAGAAATGACAGTGAAAAGACAGAGAAAAAACACAGAAGTAACACAGAAAAGACACAGAAAAAAACAAACAATAATGATAATAAAGAGAATAATGAAAACAATGATGATAATGATGTTGTTGTAGGCGACGACTTTGCTTCTATTTACAATCTGTACCAAGAAAACATTGAACAGGTACCAAGTCCAATTACTACGGAAAAACTAACTCAAGATATAGACCATTATGGAAAAGAGTTAGTAGCCTATGCAATAAAAAAAGCTGCACTCAATAATTCTCATAACTATAAATTCATAGACTACTTACTCAAAGATTGGCGTAAGCGTAACTTAACAACCATAAAAGCAGTTAAGCAATACGAACAACAAAGACAGGAACAAAAAGAAAAGTCTTATAAACCTAGAGTCGTTCAATCAAAAGAGAAAACACCAGATTGGTTAAATGACCGTGAGCAAGAACAAGTTAATAAAGTTGATCCAAAACTTGATAAAGACAGAGAAGACTTTTTAAGAAGACTTGAAGAAAACTGGGGACAACAATAACAGGTAACAATTAACGAACTATTATTTTTGAGGTGAGTTATGGAAATAGAGATTAATTTTAATGATACGTATAAGGAACCTATAGGCTCTCCTCGTCCACGTTTTAGGAATGCAGGTAAATTTGTTCACTCATACATGCCAACGTCTTATACAAAGCATAAGGCGTTTATACAAAGTCAATTACCTAAAAAGATGTTGAACAGTAGATTGAAAGTATCAATATATTTTTACTTCACTCCACCTAAGAGTTGGACTAAGAACCAAAAGTTAATATCGATAGGTCAATATAAACGTACGAAGCCAGATATAGATAATTTGATTAAAACGGTATTAGATGCTGCTAACGATCACTTATGGAAAGATGATAACCAAATTGCACACATTGAAAGCTTTAAGCGATATGCAAAAGAACCAAAAATAATCATGAATGTAGAGGAAGTGGAGTAAATGGAGATTGTAAAAATGAGAGTTAAAAATAAATATTTTAGTATCACACCTGATGTAGCAGAAAAAATGCAAAAAGCAGATATCAATTCAGTAACAAGTAATGATAAGTTACGGAAAATAATAAAGTTAAATAAAGTGATAAACAATCACTTTCATAGATACTTATTATACCTGATTGAATACATTGTCATGGTTCGTTTATCTTAATATCTATTACTATAACAACTTTATTAATATGCCAATAATAGTGGCGCATGCTCCAAAAAAAGAGAAGATGAAAATTACTATCCATTTAATCCAAAAGTCTTTTACTGAGTAATACTTTTCTTCGCCTTCTTTTGTTGCTTCGACATAGTCACTATATTGTGGAATCATTAAAGGAGTATCTTCATTTAAGTCAGTATTATAATAGACAATCGTTGGAACAATCCAATTTTTGGATAGCATATATTCAAAGTGCTTATAATCAGATGGCATTTTAACACTGCCTTCTCTTACACAAGTACGCAACTTCAAAAACATTGAAATGTTCAAAGCTAAACCCACCTTATCTTTATATAAGATAATTATATCAGAATAGGAGAATAAGAATGAAGTACTTAGAGATTAAATTATTATCAGTGAACGCGACAATTCCTAAAAGAGCAAACCCTACAGATAGCGGATTAGACCTGTATGTATCAGAAACGATTCATATACCTGCACACACAACTAAAGTAGTTAAAACAGATATAGCAATTAATCTACCTTATGGGTACGAGGCACAAGTGAGACCTAGATCAGATAAGTCGCTTAAAACAAAGTTACGTGTAGCATTAGGAACAATAGACCAAACATACAATAAAGAAATTGGTATTATCACAGATAATATAGGCGATGAAGATATAACAGTAGAAAAAGGAGAAAGATTAGCGCAATTAGTTGTAGCGCCAGTTGTATATCCTACACCCAAGCAGGTTGATTGGTTTGAAAATGAAAGTGATAGAGGCGCATATGGAAGCACAGGAGAATAAAGACATAGTAGCAGAGGTTAAAAGGATACTAGGTAAGGAGTAATGAGAAGTAAGGTTAAAACAAAAAATAAAAAGCCCAAAAGGACTTTTTACTTCTAAGCAAATAGTAACTTTATTCCTAAAACCAAATTTTTAATCACATAGTATATTCCAAGTAAAGCTATAATAAAACCTATTATAAATGTTGTATTAGAATGGTTAGCGCTAAATCCGGTAAAGAATACGGCTGATATTAACATTGAAAAAATTGGTAATATATGGTAAAGCAAAGCTTTTCCAGCATGTTTTGACGTATCACCACTAGCTAATATCCAAACGATAAGTGGAAACAAAAAAGGCATGAAAAATACACTGAAATAGCAAAAAGAAGATAATACATTATTCGCTGATTTGCTCATTTCTACACCTCCTAAATTATATGGTAAATATAACGTAATATTTTCAATATTTACAGGAGGTTTTATCAAACTTTCAAAATTGTAATATTAAAGGAGTCGATAAAATGATTAAGAAACTAGTAAGACTTTGGTTCACTATAGCAATGTATGAGTTAGGTAAATGGATTGGCAGAGAAGTTTATTATAAGTTGACTGCAAACGATGAGGTGGAAGTGCCGAGTGATTATGCAATTAATACTGATCAGCAAGATATTAATGAGGTGAGTTATTAATGTGGATTATTCTTTCTATTGTATTAGCTGTTGCACTCTTAATATCATTATGTGTTCAAAGTGAACTGAGAGTCAAAGCAAGTGAATATAAATACTATAACGAACTATTAAGTCGTCAGATTAAGTATTTTGAAGATAATAAAAAATAAGTATCGGAGGTTTCTTATGAATCTAGGTAAAGAAGATATACCAAAGTTAGAACAGTTCTTTCGCAAGTATGAAGATATGAAAGGACAACTATTATATAGGCGATACGAGTTATTATATCAACCTCAAGATACAAATACTGGTGGAGGCAAAAGTAACTTGCCATCAAGTCCAGTAGAGAATGAAGTTACTAAGTTACACAGTGACTTGAAGTATAATAACTTACAAGCAATTATACAAGCTATTGAAGATGTATATAATAATGCTACACAGGAACAAAAGCTTATAGTTGATTATAGATATTGGGAAAAAGACTTAACAGTATATGAATGGCCAGACATTGCACATGAGTTAACAAAGGCAAGAAAAGATAACAAAACAATCAGTAGAGATGCTACACTTCGTATGCGTAATCAACTGATGAGAGAGACAGCTAAAAGAATTGGTTGGGTGAGTTTTGACTAACCCGCACTTCCGACATACTAGAAGTGCGGGTTGTCAATAGGGTATTATAGTAGCATAAGGAAAACTGGATAGCACCTTTAGAAGTGGAGTTGTTATTCAGTAGGTATGTGATCCAACACTATATTCTTGAGGCACGTTACTTTTGTAGCGTGTCTTTTTGTATGCACCTATCTTAACTACCCACAGAATAAGGACGCACATATTAAAGGACACTACTTATTTAAGGTGGGATTTGAAGGTGTTACTATTTAAGGTCACATACTTTCAGGTCATCACTTTAGTGTGTGACATACATAACAATAAACATTCATTTATATGTCAAAAGGTTTCGTTAGTTTAAGAGATTAATAGAAACATTAAATAATAAATCAAAAGTAAAGTTTGTTTGTTGTTAATATTATTTGTTGTTTAACAATTGAATGTTAAAAGAAATGTTTTCTTAATCATAATCTTTGTGAGATTAATTTCTATTTGATTGATAAAACATTTTCTAAAGTTAAAGACAAAATGATTTGAGATTATAAATCTTATTTCGTTTTGTCTTTTTATTTTAGTAATTGAAATTCAATTCATTGAAAGAAGTTGAAAAGAAAATTTGTTTAAAGAACCAAAAGTTAGATTAGGAAACAGAACTTATAGTCAAAGCGAGCTACAAGACTATAGGAAAGCCAATACACAAAGGTATAACCAAGAGGTTAGGCATAATAAGCGCAACAGAGAGTATACATCGTTTTACAACAGTTCGCAGTGGCGTAAGTTACGTAAACAAGTATTATTACGTGATAATCACTTGTGTCAACACTGTCTGAATAAAGGCATAGTGAATGATAAGGATTTGATTGTTCACCATAAGGTAGAGCTAAAAGAGGACTGGAGTAAAAGACTGGATATTGATAATTTAGAGGCAGTGTGTATCAGGTGTCACAATAAAATTCACAAAAAATAATTTTTATAATATATGTTCTTATAAAATTAACGGGGCGTTCTAAAACCCCTGGGGCTCTAAGATTCGAGTTAAACGAGCCGGCCTTTTTTTCACCCAAATTCCCAAAACTCAATGTTGTAATTTTACAAAAGGAGGTGGTTAGATGGCTAGACCACGTAAATTGAACCTACAAAAACAAGGGCACCGTACCAAAGAAGAATTACAAGAAGCAGAAAACGTTGAAAATGGGCTTTATGAGTTTGATCAGATTGATGCAGAAAAATTACCTGAAGATTTAACCGAAGGTGCGGCTAAAGAATGGGTGCGTGTTGTTCCTCTTTTACAACAATTACCAATTGCAGAACTAGACTATGGTTTGATAAAAAAATATTGTCAATTAGTTGATATTAGCGATGAAGCATATCAAGAAATGCAACAAGTTGGTACGTATCAACCAGATAACCATCGTAAAACAGGACCATATGTCACATTCATGGATACTACAAGAGAAATTATAAGCATATGTGGCAAATTGGGTATGACAATTGATAGTCGTATGCGTTTAGTTGTACCAGTTGAAAAGGACAAAGCAAAATCAGTTTATGATGAATTTGGTGTTGATGAAGATGACTAACGTTAAAATACCTAAAGCGTATGAAAAGCTTCTAAATATACCCAATGATTTAAGAGATGATGCATACAAATACTGTGTCATGGTTCTATCTGGTGCATACATTACATGTAAGGATACTAGACTTGCCTGTATTCGTCATTTAAAAGACATACACAAGTCAATAGATAATCCTGAATGGAATTATATCTATAAACCTAAACGTGCTAAAAAGGTTATTAAATTCATGGAAACACTACCTGATACAAAAGGTAAGATACACAAATTGACATTGTTTCAAAAGTTCATTGTCGCAAATGTCAGAGGTTGGTTCACGAAAGACAGAGATATGCTGAGATTTAGAAAAGCTTTTATCTCAATGTCAAGAAAAGGAGGTAAGTCACTTTTAGTAAGTGGACTTGTACTTTATTCTTTTTTATTCGATAGGGAACCAGCAGAAGGCAGACAGATATTTTGCGCAGCTAATGACAAGAAACAAGCAAGCGTTGTATTCAACATGGTAACTAAACAACTCATGCATTTAGTATCAAAAGTACCAGAATTAAAGAAAGATGTTAAAAAAGTACGTGAGTTGCTTAATAACTTGCGCGATGACTCTTTCGTTATGCCATTATCACGTGATACAAGTGCGGTCGATGGTTTCGAACCATTCCTAGCTGTTATTGATGAATACCATGCAGCGAAAACAGATGAAATGGTAGAGTTAATTCAATCTGGTCAAGGTAACTTATACCAATCACTTATATTTATCATCAGTACCGCAGGTTTTAACTTAAATTCGCCAATGTTCACAAATGAATGGCCTTACGCTAAAGATATCTTAGCTGAAGTTTATGACGATCCAGAATACTTTGCGATTATCTACGAACAAGATTTGGAAGATGAATGGCAAGATAAAACAACATGGGCCAAGTCCAATCCATTGATAAATGAATCAGATGACTTAAAAGAGCAAATTGAAGAGTATTTAGAAAAACGCGTAGCAGAGGCTAATAAAAAAGGAGCTATGTTCAAGGTACTTGTTAAAAACTTCAATTATTGGTTACAAGCAAGTACAGAATCTTACTTAGATTTCAATGATTGGAAAAAGAATGAAACAGATTTTGATATACATGGGTCTAAAACTTATATCGGCCTAGACTTATCGCGTGCTGATGACTTAACCGCAGTGTCGTTCATTCATCTTAATGAAGATAGTCAGCAATATTATGTGACAAGTCATTCGTTTGTGGCTACTAAAGGTGGACTGGATGGAAAAATTGATAGGGACTTTATCGATTATAGGCAACTTGCAGAAAACGGTTATTGTACGATTACCGATTTACAAAGCGGTATTATCAATACTGATCAAGTTTTGAATTATATAGAGGACTATATAGACCGATATAATTTAGACGTACAAGCAATATGCTATGACCCATATTCGATACATGGTGTTATTGCTGAAATTGAACGACGCGATTGGCCATATGATTTAGTGGAAATAAGGCAAGGGCCACAAACACTATCTAATCCGATACTGGATTTTAGACTGAAAGTGATTAATGGGGACATCAAGCATCATAAAAATCCATTGTTAGACATTGCAGTCAAAAATGTTGTGGCAAAAGATACCAATGACTCATTAATGATTGAAAAGAAGATGAACCGAGAAAAAATAGATCCACTCATGGCTACCATATTTGCTTATGTTATGGCTTGTGAACATGAATGGGACACAGAAACTTTAATGCCATTGTTCTTATAGGAGGTGTGATGATGAAAAAATTCTTATATGCACTTGTAGTAATACTATTATTCGTTGTGGGCTTAATAGGTCTATTCTATGGCTTGTTTATACTTTGGAAGCCGTTAGCTTATATTATTGGTGGCTTGCTGCTCATAGGCCTCTCAGGCGTTTTAAATCAAGCATATGACAATACCTCGATAAGTCAGAAAGGGGGTGACAGTTAAAGATGCCATTAATTGATTTAGGTTTTGCAAGTAAGCAAGGAAAAATGAATAGAGATTTAGAACGACTTTTGTATTGGCAAGAACATGGCACACACGCAAGTTATGTTGGTATAAATGCTTTACGTAATAGCGATGTATTCACTGCTACACGAATTATATCTGCAGACATTGCAAGTACCAAGTTGAAAGTTAAAGGTCACGAAACAAATACAGTGATGGACCAAATACTGGATCTATTTAATAACAATCCGTATTCGGACTTACCGGGTTGGCACTTTAAGTTTATAATCATCGCGAATATGCTGCTTAACGGTCAATCTTTTGTTGAAATCATAAGAGATAAAAATGATTTTCCTGTCGGTTTCCACTTCTTACATAACGATTTAGTAGGAATTGAGGAAAAAGACGGGGATATTATTTACAATGTTAGCGAAGATTTTGAAGGTAATGCTGTTATGATAACAAGCGATGATATATTGCACTTTAGATATATCACATTAGATGGATATGTAGGATATAGTCCTTTATATGCACTAGCACATGAGATTGGTATTTCTCAAGGCTCTAAGAGTTTCTTACGTAACTTCTTCGACAATGGCGGTACATCAACATCAGTGTTGAAGTATAAAAAAGGGCAAATCAATGCTGAACAATTAAGAGATTTGAAAAAGAATTTCTCAGAAAGCCAATTAAAAAACAACGGTGGTTTAGTTGCTATCGATGACACAATGGAATTCAGCAGGTTGCAAATTCCTATCGAAGTATTGAACTTCTTAAATAGTTATAAGTTCAGTACATCTCAAGTTGCTAAAGCGTTTGGTTTACCAGTATCGAAGCTAGGTATTGAAACAGTCAACACATCTATCACACAAGCTAACCTAGAATATTTGCAAAGTACACTAGATCCAATATTTAAAATGATGATTGCAGAACTCGAAACAAAAATATTTAAGTTTATTGATTCGGGTTACGAATTAGAGTTTGATTCATCACGTCTCATCGACATTGATCCAGAGCTACAATTACAACGTATTACCGAATTGCATAGTAAAGGAATTATTTCAACAGACGAAGCAAGAAGTGTATTTGGTTATCAACCTATTGAACATGGTGAACAACCATTGGTTGACCTTAACAGAGCGCCACTTAACACTTTAGAAAATTATCAAAAATCGAAAATTGACAAAGAAGTTGAAAAGAACTCCATTAAAGGGGGTGATGAGTATGACGAATAGTAACGTTGACACTGGAACACAAGATATGGTTATTAAGGGGTACGCAATTATCTTTAATACAATGAGTGATGACTTGGGTGGGTTCAGAGAAATTGTAGCACCTAACGCCTTAGATGATGTAGATATAAGCGATGTGAAATGTTTAATCAATCATGATTTCAATTACGTTATAGGACGCACACAGGCTGGAACACTTGAGTTAAAAGTAGATGAAAAAGGCTTGTACTTTAAATGTCACCTACCTAACACATCTTACGCCAGAGATATTTATGAAAATATTAAGGCGGGCAACGTAAATCAGTGTAGTTTCTTCTATACATTACCTCCTAATGATTCAACAGCTCGTACATGGCAAAATATAGATAATGAGTATGTTCAAACCATAAATAAAATTGATGAACTGATTGAAGTTAGCATTGTTACAATGCCAGCTTATAAAGATACATCGGTTGAGGTCGGTCAACGTGCAAGAGATTTAAAGAAATTTAAACAGTTGGAACAAATGAAAATAGCTTTAGATTTAGAAAGCCTGCGTTTTGAAACGTAAGGCTATTTTTATACCCAATTTTAATGAGGAGGCTTACACATGGCTAATTTAGATGAGCGCAAAAAAGAAATCGCCAATTTGATTTCTAAAGCGCAAGAAGCAGTTGAAAAGGGCGACCTCGAAACTGCTCGTAATTTAAAAGCTGATATTGATGCACAGAAAAAAGAATATGAAGAACTTGAACAGCTTTCAAAAGAAATTGAAGCATCAGTACCTGAGCAAGATGAACCGCCTAAAGATGAAGGCGCAGAAGTTGAAGATAACAAAGGTGATAATTCTGGAGAGGAATCAGAAAATAAACCATCTGATGACAAAGAGGAGAAATCGTCAGACGAAGAAAAAACTGATGATAAACCAAAACCAGATGACCAACCTGAATCTGAAGCAAAACCGAGCCCAGAGGCACCTACAATTGAGAAGGTGGAAGAACCAACAGAAGAAGAATTAAAAAAAGAAAAAGACAAAAAAGAAGGAGCGAAACGTTCTATGGCGAAATTAAACCAAAATCCAGAGACAAACGAAGAAATTCTAGCATTTGAGCAGTACATGAAATCTAAAGGAGCGAAACGTGACAACGTTAAATCAGATGACGTTGGCGTAACAATTCCAGAGGATATTAAATATATTCCTGAAAAAGAAGTAAAAACAGTACAAGATTTATCAGAGTTGGTAGAAAAAACATCAGTATCAACTGCAAGTGGTAAATACCCAATCTTGAAACGTGCTAACGCTAAATTCAACACTGTTGCTGAATTAGAGAAAAACCCAGAGTTAGCTCGTCCGGAATTCGAAACGATAAATTGGGAAGTTGAAACATATCGTGGTGCAATTCCAATCTCACAAGAAGCATTAGACGATTCAGTTGCTAACTTAACTGCTATTGTTTCTGAAAATATCAATGAACAAAAAATCAACACATTAAACGAAAAAATAGGCGATGTATTAAAAGCATTCAATCCGACATCTGTTTCTGATGTGGACGACTTAAAAGCAATCATCAACGTTAAGCTAGATCCTGGTTATGACCGCCAAATTATCTGTACTCAAAGTTTCTACCAAAAACTTGATACATTGAAAGATGGTAACGGACGTTACTTATTACAAGATAGCATTATCAACACTGCTGGTAACACTGTATTAGGTATGAATGTAACAGTTGTACGTGATGACTTATTAGGTGAAAACGGAGATGCATTAGCGTTCATCGGCGATGTAAAACGTGGTGTGTTATTCGCAGACCGTACTGACGTATCAGTGCAATGGATTGAAAACGAAATCTACGGTAAATATCTAATGGGTGCTTTCCGTTTCGATGTTAAACAAGCTGATAAAAACGCTGGCTTCTTCGTAACGTTTGAAGATGCAGCAACAGAACCTAGCGGAGATTTAGGAGCATAAGTAAAGTAGGTGATTTCAATGTTCAAAATAAATAACGTTGAATCTATAAAAAAAGCAATACGTGTAGACTATGACTTTGATGATGATTTGATTATGCAAGTTTATTTACCTGGAGCAATCAGTGAGGTTAAGGCTGCTGTTTCTTTAGATGAAGAAGATGATAAATTCTACAACGATAATCCTATATTCAATTTAGCGGTCTTAAATATTATTGCTCACCACTACGATAATCGTTCAATCACATCTAATGAACAATCATTTGATGTGCCTGCATCATCAATGAAACTTGTACAAACACTAAGAAGCAATCTAGTTAAGTAGCGAAAAGATAACATCGAGGTGATAGCCGATGAATCTTAACCAATTAGATTACAGAGTTACTTTTTATGAAGTTGTGAATGATGGACCAGAGGCAGGTGTGAATGAACAGAAAGAAATATACAGTTGTTTTGCTGGAATGTATGAGCCAACACAAAAAGATGTACAGTTAGGTAATTTAGAACTTAGTAAAAGGTCAGTTACATTAAATATTAGAGACGCACAACCTCAATTTCTACCAAATCCAAAACACGTATTTGAGATAAAAAATGGTATGTATGCGGGGTTGTTTTTTAATATCAAAAATGTAGCACCTTCTAAGACGCCTAATTACATTAAAGTGGTGGGTGAAGAAGAATGACTATAACAATGAAAGGCGATAAAGAAATAATTGCCTATTTAGAAAAGAATTACGGTAAATCTGCTACTAAACGCATAACTGACTTTGCACTAACTAAAGGTGGGCAGAAGGTTGTTCAGATAATCAAAAACAACATGAAGTCATTTAAAGATACTGGTGAATCTGTCGAAGAAACGACAGTATCTAAGCCTATGACGATAAACGGTGTACGCACAGTTAAAATTCATTGGCGAGGTCCTAAACAACGTTATCGTATTATCCACCTAAATGAATATGGTCACTTTGATCGTTCTGGAAAGTGGGTTAATACAGCTGGTAAAGGTGTTATTGAAAACGCTATGCGTGAAGGCAGAGAAACGTATTTCAGAACAGTAAAAGAAGAAATGAGAAAGAGGGTGTAATTTATTGGATGACATCACAATGAAAATATACGAAGCGATTATAGATAACAAAGAAATTATGAATCATGTTCAAAAGAACAATATTAAATTCTTTGATTATCCAAACGCACAAGAAATTAAAGATGTAGTGATTGTCATAGATCCATTAGATACACCTACACCTACTGATTTTGGTGATAATGATAATCTCACTTACGAATATTTTTATCAAATAGATGTATTTGTAAAACAAAAACAAGGAGTAAACGGACGAGTCTTATCAGATAGACTCGTTTTTTTAATACAACGAATGATGTGGGAAGTATTAGGTTTTGGAGAGACATCATCAATAAAACCAGAATATATCAAAGAATTTAATATCTACCGACAAGCTAAAAGGTTTGAAGGTAAACAATATTTTAAAATTTAGGAGTGTTTTAATATGGCAGAGAAAAACTATCGTTCATTTACAGGGTTAACAGAATTTTATTATAAAGTGCATGGTGAAGGTGGCGTTCAAAAAGTTGCTGATCCAGAACGCATTAAATATTTACAAGAAATTTCAGTATCTAAAGATCAAGACATCGAGAAGGCATATGGTGATAACCAAGTTGCAGAAATGGCAGTTGCTAACGGAACAATTGAAGTAGAAGCTGGTTTCCACAAGTTACCATTAGAAGATAGGGTGGCACTGTTTGGTTTAGAGAAATCTGAAAGTGGTATCGTTTCAGTTGGTAACGATACGCCACCATATGTAGCTGTTATGTTTGCTAAAACTATGGAAGATGGTTCACGTGAATATGTTGGATTACCTAAAGGTTTATTCACTTTCCCTGAATTAGAGGGAAATACCAAAGAAGATGGCGTTGAATTCAGTTCAGACTCTACTACTGCAGAATTTATGCAAGCACCAGTTAAAGGCTTTGAAGAAGAAAAAGCAATGCTATTAGGTCACGATGCTAAAGGTACAACCGTTATGAAAGATGCTATCTGGGAAGCTATCTTTGGCGAATCTGCACCAAGTAGCAACTCAGAAGAAACTAGTGAAACAGAATCAGAACTAGGCGCATAACATACAGGAGGTTTGATTATGGCTAAAAATAAATATGAAGTTTTACACAAATTCATTGATTTAGAGGATAAGAATAAAGTTTACAATGTTGGCGATACTTACCCTAAACCAGCAAACAAAAAAGTATCGCATGAGCGATTATTAGACCTTTCTACAAGCGATAATAAACGTGGAAAGGCATTAATCAAAGAAATAGAAAAATAACTGTTGCTGAGGGCTAAGTGCCCTCTTTTTATTTGCAAATAAAAAATAAAGGAGCAATTATAAATGGCTAAAAAAACATTAAGAAATTTCGTTGAGTTAATTGAAGAAGTAAATGATAAAGGTGAAGTGACTAAATCTAAAACATTCTTATCTCCAGCTTTTACACCTGGAGACAAAGTGTTGGAATTACAAGACAAAATCAAAAAATTAGACGACGATGATTTCGATAGCGAAAAAGAAGCCATAAATTATATGGCAGATATTATTGTCGATTATTACAATAAACAATTCACACGAAAACAATTTATAAGCGGAACTCACGCACCAGAATTAATTAACGTTATGAAAGAACAACTAGAATTTATTGGTCAAGGAAACGTAAGAGAAGAAAATAAAAAACGTTTACAAGAATTATTAAAATAATAGGTGGCTTTGTAAATGAGAACTAACAAAATAGAGTTAGTTGAAGATTACGACGAACTAGGAAACATATTAGAATCAAAAATTTATGTTTCGAAATTAAATATCAGTCTTGAAATTATTTATGAGTGTATAAACATATTATCTGAATTAGAAAATGGTAATGAAAATATTGATATTTATGATATTGCAGATTTAGTAGTTAGAATTTATGACAAACAATTCACAAAATATGATTTATTAACAAAACTAGATGGCATAACTATGAAAGCAGAACTCATAGATCAAATATACTTTTTTGCTTCTGGGCAAGGATTTAAAACAGAAAATAAAGTTGATTTTAATAACACATCTATAACTAGTTGGAATGATTACAGGAATTATTTAAAAAAGTTTTTAAGAGAAACTATGAAGGAAGGTAAAGACATTAATGACTTAATGAATATGCCTTTCGCTTTCTTCATGGAATTAGTTGACGAAAGTAATAAGAAAAACGTCAAGAAAACTGAAAGTATGATTGATGCGTTCATGTAATACATCTTATAAGTAAGGAGGTGGAGTGATGGCAGAAAGAATAAAAGGGTTGCAGATTGACCTCTCAATGAAGGATATGGGCGTTCAGCGTAGTATCGCAGAAATAAAACGTAGCTTTAAAGGGTTAAACGCTGATTTAAAATTATCTAATAATAACTTTAAGTATTCTGAAAAAAGTTTGAATTCATACAAGTTAAGAACTAGGGAATTATCGCAAGCAGTCAAAGAATCTAAAGCTAACGTTGCAGCGTTGAAAGCAAAATACCAAGAAGCAGCAAGAGAATCTGGTGTGAATAGCAAAAAAGCTGCTCAATTAAGGCAGGAATATAGTCGACAAGCTGACAATCTTAATTATTTACAAAACGAACTCGACCAAACACGAGACAAATACAGAGAAATGTTTGCAGTAAGTAAATCATCTGTCGGTAGACTTGGGCAAACATTTTCTGAAATAGGACCTAAGATAAGATCCATAGGAGACTCAATGAAATCAGTCGGGCGTAACATGAGTTTACACGTTACTGCACCAATTGCAGCAGGTTTTGGCGCTGCGATGAAGAAAAGTATAGACTTCGACGATACCATGCGTAAAGTAAAAGCCACATCTGGTGCTACTGGAGATGAGTTTAACCAACTTAGAATAAAAGCACTTCAAATGGGTCGAGATACTAAATTCACTGCTTCGGAATCTGCTGAAGCGATGAACTACATGGCACTTGCAGGTTGGGACACCAAAGATATGCTAAAAGGTATTGGTGGTGTAATGGATTTAGCTGCTGCATCTGGTGAAGATTTAGCAAGCGTATCTGATATTGTAACTGATAACCTAACTGCATTTGGTATGAAAGCTAAAGATAGTACCCACTTTGCTGATGTTTTGGCTCAAACGAGTTCAAAAGCTAATACTGATGTACGTGGTTTAGGTGAGGCGTTTAAATATGCTGCTCCAGTTGCTGGTGCATTAGGTTACACAGTGGAAGATACATCCGTAGCTATTGGTTTGATGTCTAATGCTGGGATAAAAGGCGAAAAAGCTGGTACAGCATTAAGAACGATGTTTACTAACCTTGCTAAACCAACAAAAGCAATGAAAGATGAAATGGATAAACTAGGTATCTCTATAACTGATAGTAACGGTGAAATGTTACCTATGAGAGATGTTTTAGATCAACTTAGAGGTAAAATGGGTGGTCTATCTAAAGACCAACAAGCAGCCGCAGCTAGTACAATATTCGGTAAAGAGGCTATGAGTGGTGCGTTAGCGGTGATTAACGCTTCAGATGAAGATTATAAAAAGCTAACTAAATCCATAGACGGCTCTAAAGGTGCTTCAAAAAGAATGGCTAAAGAAATGGAAGGCGGTATTGGTGGCGCAATGCGTAAAATGAAATCGGCAATTGAAAGTTTAGCGATTTCATTAGGTGATGCATTAGCCCCAATGTTATATAAAGCTGCTAAATGGATTACATCATTAGCGAATAAGTTTTCTAATTTACCTACTGGCGTTCAAAAAACGATTGCAGTTGTAGGATTACTCGCCGCAGCTATTGGACCACTACTAATGGTCTTTGGTGTTATGGTATCAACAATCGGCACTGCTATAACAGCATTAGGCTCTTTAATGACGAGTATGAGAACATTATCATTCTTATCTAAAACCAGTGCAGCAGCGACTGGTATTTGGAATGGCGTTACCGCCACTGCTCGTGGCATAGCAAATGGTTACAGATATGCGGTGGCTGCATTAACTACTTCTCAGACAATACAGGCTATGAAAACTAAAATTGCTGCAGCTGCAACAACAGCTTGGACTACAGTTACTAAAGGTGCAGCTTTAGCAACTAAAGGCTTAGGATTAGCTATAAGATTTATGACTGGGCCTGTCGGTATAGTTATTACAGCCATCGGATTGTTAGTAGCAGGGCTTATTCATTTATGGAAAACAAATAGCTCGTTTAGAAATAGTGTGATTAATGCTTGGACTGCTATTAAAAATGCAGCAGTAGCTATATTTGGATTTATTAAGACTCATATAATTGCCATTTGGAACGTTATAAAAGCTTCAACAATTGCAGTATGGAACGGAATTAAAACCGTTGCTGTAGCTACATGGAACGGAATTAAACTTGCTATATTACATCCTATCAAAACATTGAAAACTATTTTGTCAGCTATTTGGAACACTATGAAGAATAGTGCTATTAAAATCTGGACCGCCTTAAAGAACGGCGTTATAGCAATTATTAAAGCATATGTTGCGCAAGTAAGATTTAATATCAACCTTATTAAACGCATTGTAGTTACGATATTTAATGCTATTAAAAGCTTTTCTATTAAAGTGTGGACTGCACTAAAAAATGGCGTGTTAGGAATTGTTCGAGCTTTGCGCAAAGGTGTTCTATCTGTATTTAACGCATTAAAAAAAGGTGTTTCTGTAATATTTAATGCTGTAAAGAATGCAACAGTTAGAATCTGGACAGCTATAAAAAATTCAGTAGTGAACAAAGCAAAAGCATTATGGTCTGGAGTTAAAAATACATGGAATGCACTCAAAAAAGGTACAATTGGCATATTTAAAGCAGTTGGTAGTTTCATGAGTTCTAAATGGAACAGTATTAAAAATGGTACTGTTAATAAAGCGAAAGCTCTATGGTCAGGTGTCAAAGGTGCTTGGGGATCACTTAAAAAAGGTACTCATAACACCATGTCGGCTGTTGGTGGTTTCATGAGCAAAAAGTGGAATGGCATTAAAAATACTACTGTATCTATTGTAAATAGCATGAAATCGAAAGTTATGGGCACCATGAATAAAATGAGAGACGGTATCAAAACAGTTACCGGTAAAATTGGGAATCTTTTTGGCGGAATGGTTAAAGGCGTTAAAAAAGGATTAAATAAATTGATTAGTGGTGTTAACTGGGTTGCTGATAAATTAGGTATGGATAAATTACCGTCCATTAAATTAAGTACGGGGACAAACGCATCTAAAAAATATGTGAGTCATGGGAAAATTAACCGAGACACTTTTGCGACAGTTGGAGACAAAGGTAAAGGTAATGGCCCAAGTGGATTTAGACATGAAATGATTGAGTATCCTAATGGTAAAACAACTATTACACCTAATAGAGATACAACCACATTTTTACCTAAAGGTTCTAAAGTTTATAATGGCACACAAACTCATGCGATGCTATCCCAAATGCCTCGTTTTAGTATAGGTTCAGCAATCAAAGAAAAAGCTGAATATATGCTCGAAAACGGCAAAAAAGCTGTAAAAAGCACAGTTGGAAAAGGCAAAGACTTAGGAGGAAATGCAGTAGACCAAGTTAAGAAAGTTGGTTCTGAGGTTGCTGTTAAAGCTAAAAAGGTTGGAAGTGCAGTTATATCAGGTATAGGAGATGTATTTGATTATATAGGACACCCTGGTAAGCTAGTTAACAAGATTTTTGATAAAGTTGGATTTAACTTTAATTTTCTCAAGGATGCACCTTTACCTTTTGATTTAATGCAAGGAGCCTACAAAAAATTAAAGAGTGGCGTCAAATCATTATTTGACGAATGGCTTAATGATGCCGGTGGCGGCGATGGCTCTTCCTTTACTAAGTTCCCAATTACTACCGGATATTATCCTAATGGTGGCGCCCCTGGTTATAGTTTTGGTGGAGGTCATCATTACGGTATTGACTTTGGCGCCCCATACGGTACAACAATTAATGCTACGAACAGCGGACAGTTAGGTGAATTGCATAACTTTGGCGGAGGGCTTGTTGCAAGACTTTTAACAGGTCAATTCACGTTATTCTTTATGCACTTATCTAAAATACTGAAACACGGTAAGGTACAGGCAGGAGAACCTATAGCTAAAACAGGTAATAGTGGTAACTGGACTACTGGTCCTCACTTACATTTCCAAGTCGAAAAAGGTAGACATAATGATATTACTAACCAGAATACTGTAAACCCACTCAAGTGGCTCAAAGGTCACGGTGGTGGAAAAGTTGGTGGTAGTGGTTCTGCAAACGCACGTAGAGCAATTCAAAGAGCACAATCTATTTTAGGTGGACGTTATAAATCGTCTTATATTACCGAACAAATGATGAGAGTTGCCAAGCGTGAATCTAATTTCCAGGCGGGAGCAGTTAATAACTGGGATAGCAATGCTAGAGCCGGAATACCTTCTAAAGGTATGTTCCAAATGATTGAACCATCTTTTAGAGCATATGCTAAACCAGGACACGGAAACATCTTAAATCCAACTGACGAAGCTATATCTGCTATGCGTTACATTGTAGGTAAGTGGGTTCCTATTATGGGGAGTTGGAGAAGTGCATTTAAACGAGCTGGTGACTTTGCTTATGCTACAGGCGGGGTTATTAATACCTCAGGAATGTATCAACTTGCTGAGGGTGGTTATCCAGAAATTGTAATCCCTACAGATCCAAGCAAACAATCAGATGCGATGAAATTGCTACATCTTGCTGCAAGTAAAATTAGTGGAAGTAACAGAAATAAACGACCTAACCAATTACGTACACCTAGCGTTAATAGTAATACAGTTGATAACGCAGAATTACTATTACAAATGATAGAAAATCAACAAAGACAAATAAACGTTTTAATGGAAATAGCACGAAGTAATAAAACTATTGAAAAACAACCAAAAGGGTTTTCAGAACGTGATGTAAGTCAGGCACAAGGTTCAAGATTAAGACTCGCTGCTTATAGCCAGGGAGGTTTATAAATTGGAAAATAAAAAAGTTAAAATATTTAACGATCATTTCGAAGAAACACTAACGGATATCCCTCATCTTAAATTTCTAGAATTTGAAGAAGAGGATTTAGATAGAAAATCTAATCAGATTGAGGTTAATGGTAGCGATGGCGTTTTACAAGGACCGATGAATTTCGGTCCTTTCAATTTGATATTGAGATTTTCATATAAAGGTACCGATTATAAAGAATATAGATTAGCAAAAGAAAAGTTACGTCAATTGATAAATAGAAGAGATCCTTATTTTGTATGGCATTCAGATATGCCGGGTAAAAAGTATGCAGTTATACCAGAGGGTGTCAGTAATGAAAATCTAACAAGTCAATTCGGACTTATTGAGGTGACTTACTCTGTATATAAAGGATATGCAGAATCATTAAAAGATACTTCGGAATTTAGTTGGACTGATGAAAGTTGGCAGTTTGAACAAGGCGTTATAGGAAATGATGAAGTTAAATATAAGCACAATATTCGTTACTTTAAAATATTTAACGGTTCTAAAGATACGATTAACCCTTTATTAAGACACAAATTGAATATTAATTGCACAATTACAGCACCTCATGGTTTTGAAATCGTTAATCTAACCACTAATGACATATTTGAATATAAAAAATCTCTCAAAAAGCGTAATACGGTTTCGATTATAGGGGTGCATCCTTATATCAATAATAAAAGAGTTGGTAAAGATACAAATTATGATTTTATTACTTTAGCGCCGGGTTGGAATGAAATTTTAATTAGAGGTCACAATATATCCAATAGTCCTAAAACAGAATTTATATTTAATTACATCTATAGGTAGGTGAGAATATTGGAAAATCTAATATTTATGAATAGAGAAGGGACATTTTCGGAAATTGTTAATGACTTTGATTTTGGTTCCTTTAAATATGAATATGAACAAAATAATGAGCGATCCATATCTCTCACTGCTTATAAAACTAATGTTAACGCGGATATATTTGATAGTTTGATTAATGAAAATTATTTAATTTGGAAGGGCCAAAAATATGTCATTAAATCTACTGAGCTTAAGTATGAAGAAGGTGTAATACTTAATGAAATTGAGGCTAAGCATATTTCTATGGAATTTCAAAATCATTATGTACCTAAAGATTTAGATGATGAGTCACTGAATGATGAAGATGAGACTGAAGCAAAAACTTCTATGAAAGTTAAAGAGTACCTTGATTTTGCATTCAAAAATAATAAACTTAATTTCGATTATAAGTTACATGGAAAATTTAATGAGAGTAAATATATTGAACAGTTAGGAGATAAAAATGGTTTAGAACATCTTATTGAAGGTGCTGAGAATTTTGGCTATATATTTTTTGCTGATAATAAAACTTTCCATATTTATACACCTGATAATTTTTATAAAAAATCAGATGAAATATTAGTTTATAAATATAATAATAGTTCGGTTTCGGCTAAAACAATCACAACTGAATTACGCACCTACATTCAAGGATATGGAAAGAAAAAGTCAAAATCCGAAACGAAAAACTATAAGCCTATAAAACCTAAAGATTTCTCATACTCTGGAAATTTTAATAAAGAAGGGACTTGGTCTACTGAACATATAGGAGATTCGTTTTATAAGACATTTGATTGTAAGTGGGGGAATGAAACCTTAACTTGGAATCTAAAAAAAGGACCTAAAGGTGGAATAATCGAAGTATTTATTGATGATAAGTCCAAAGGGACTTTTGATTGTTACAGCGCTCATGCTTCGACGCAAAAAGTGATTTTAGCTAAAGGATTATCAAAAGGTAAACATTCTTTTAGAGGAGTTTTTAAATCGAAAAAATCCAGCGTTGATTATAAGAAGTCTAATCCAGTCATGTATGTTGGTACGAGTAAAAGTAGTGTTTTAAATCTAACTGCAGTTCTTAAAGGTAAAGATATTTATCATGCATATGCTGAATATAAGTCTCCATATTATAAGCAATATGGTAAATCAGAAGCCCCAACAATATATGATGATAATATTACAAGCCAATCAGAGTTAAAGAAGAAATTAAAAGAAACACTTGATGATATTCCAACAATCGAAGTAGCAACGAATTATTTAGGATTAGAAAGTATTCATGAAAATAATACTATTCGATTTATTCATAAACCTATCGGATTTAATACTGATTTAAAAGTTGTCAAACTTACTGAATATCATCCACTTGTTTCGCAGCCTATTGAAGTGGAATTCAGTAATGCTCAGAAAGATATTATAAAAATGCAATCACAGTTCAATCGTAGGTTAAGAAAGGTTAATAATCTTATGAAAAAAGGATTCAAAACTAGTGACTATTCTTTAAATGTGTTAGAGGAATATAACGAAACAGTAGGAAGTGTATTGATTGATGAGTAAAGAAGTATCGATAAGATATCTACAAGATAGAGATGGAGAAGAATATTTTCCAGTCACGCACATAGAGGCAGTCATCGGTTTAGGTGTTTACTTAGATAAAATAGAAATTTTGGAAAAAGAAAATGAAGAACTTAAAAAGAGAATATCTCATTTAGAGAAGGAATAAAAGGAGGTTCATAAAATGTTATTAACTTTAGACTTTCCTATTCAAATAGGACACACATTTAGAACCAAGATGATAAATAATTTTAGAACAATACTTAATTATTATAATGAATTAGATCATCAGCATCGCGCACACACAGAAACTAAGCATCATGCACATCAAGCCATGCAAGTTGATTATAGAAATACAAACGTTTCTGCATTTTTGGATTATCTTAACGGTAATATTAATGGGCTTGTTTTAGGAGCAAATGGAGACGGTGTAGCTGAAACAAAACAAGCCAGAGTATCAATAGATGGTACCGTGCACCCCTTGTTGCAAGAAAGACTGCTTCATGACTTTTTAGGAATTAACAGAAAATTAGATAAAGAAATACATTCTAGTGGTGCAGTTGACTTTATTTGGAATCCTCCATATATACCAGGAAATAGATTAGGAAAAAATGGGACACCAAATAATTGGGAACCAGAAGCCCATATTGAAGCATTTTTAAACCCTTTAGTTGATAATCAATACGTTACAAAAGAAGTTATAGGAGAAGATACATCAGGAAAATATAATGTGTACAAATTTACGTTTGAACCACAAAATTACAATAAAACGTTACTTATTACTTCATGTATACACGGTAATGAAACTACTGGATTTTTTGATATGTGCCATATACTCAATCTATTGGTCAATCAATGGGAAAAGTATCCTCAATTAACTTACTTAAGAAAAAATGTACGTTTAATTTATGTTCCTATGGTTAACCCGTGGGGATTCGCAAATCAAAAAAGAGAGAATGTGAACAATGTAGATTTAAACAGAAATTTTGATTATAACTGGAAGGCAGGTAAAGGGACAGATCCTGATAAATCTAACTTCAAAGGTAAAAGTCCCTTTTCTGAATAGGAATCACAAAATATGCGCAGCTTAGTTCAACGTATAGATAACTTGACTGCTCATTTAGATTTGCATGATATTATTTCTGTAAATAATGATTACTGTTTATTTTATCCTCGTTGGGCCAATCAAAAAAACAATAATATGACTCATCTCATTAACAATTTAAAAAGTAACGGAGATCTCGTTGTTTGGGGTTCCAGTACATTATCATCTTTTAGTAATTGGGTAGGTATCCGAAATAAAACAACGTCATATCTTTCAGAAATAAATGAAAAACGTGTCGGTGAAAAGAAAAGTCCCGAAGAAATGAGACGTTCAGTACGTTGGGTGGGCAATGTAATTTTCAGAATGGCACAATTTGAATCTTATCAAAATGGTCAAACATCTTTAGATCCTTTTATTAAAGTTATGATATATGATGATAGATTTAACAATAAAACATCTGAAGTCATTACCCTACGTGAAGAAAGGAATGAATGGCAACGTATAATGATGAGCCAGCAGCGTTTCAAAGTTTTAGCAAATGGATTTGTAGAGCTCTATGGATATGTGACTATAAACGTTGACAGAGATGTTACAGTGGGGATTAGTCCTAATATTGTTCAAAATTATCATCCATTCTTTGGGTTTGGTAAAAGTAGAAAACGTAATCTATTTTCAATTGAACATAGACTAAACAAAGGAAATACGACCTTCCCTATATATGCTGCTGCTGGTGTTCAAATGTCGACGATCACTGAACCAGGTACTAAACGTACTGATACAGTAATGCCAGTATTAGATGTTAAGAAAAAAGGTGCTGGTATTGTAACAATAAAACAAATTAAATTATTTGCGAAGTTCACTCCTACGCATTCTGCTAATTCTATTCAGATATTAAAATCTGGAGAATACGGTAATCTTAAAGAAGATACGTTCACACAAATTTACCCTAATACTATATATGATGATGATTTAAGAAACGTTATAAATGGAGAGGATAAATAATGGAATTAAAAAAGATTGGTAAAATTGAAGTTAAAAACGAGCCTTACTTAAAACCGATATCTGATGAAGGTATCGGTTTTTATAATTTAGACGATAAAACTGCTGTTTTAAGGTTTTATGTGACTAAAAACAAAAAGCCTTTATTAATTAGTGAAGAAAACACTGAAACGTACATATATCTTGAGTCCTCTAACGGTTCTAATCAAGTAGTAGAAAATGTACGTTTTATTGACCCTTTAAATGGTGTTATTGAAGTAACCATACCTATTGAATTCCTACAAGCTTCAACGAATACAACTGTCATAGGTCAAATATATATTTCGATTAACCATCAAAATCAGGTAGATAGCGATAAATCATCAACTGCAGTTTTAACTGAATTTGAATTCGAAGTGGGTGACGCAATAATAAATAAAATTAATGGTGCAACTAAAATTAAATATATCCGTATGTTTGATGAA